TGGTGGATAGTCGGTTTAGTTGTACTTGCGCCATTTTTGCAGAGGTTGTTGTAGTGGCTTATTCTAGAAAGTCAAAAAGTGCGTCCTCAAAAAGTAAGGGCAGTAAGATATGCCCGGAAGGCAAAGCGTGGGCAAAAAGAACTTTTGACACGTACCCCAGTGCTTATGCTAATTTAGCGGCGTCAAAGTATTGTAAAGACCCTAATTACGCCAAGAAGTCAAAAAAGCGGAAGGGTTAAATAATGGGGAAGTTACAGGAGTGGTTAGATGAAGATTGGGTCAGAATTGATAGCAAGGGCAATATCGCGGGGTCGTGCGGTACGTCAAAGAATAAGGGTAACCCTGATCGTTGTCTGCCTAGACGTAAAGCTCAAAGTCTTACAAAAACGGAACGCGCTGCTACAGCGCGTAAAAAGAAGCGTGAAGGAGCTAAAGGAAAGCAGGTTGTGGCAAACACTAAGGCTGCCAAAGTAAAGAAAATGGCGTCAGGCGGCGCGGTGTCTTACGAAACAACACCCAAAAGACCTTTTCGTGGTAGAAACATCCCCGGTACGGCGGTGGGAAGAGGATGCGGGGCTGTTTTAGCAAATCGCAGAAAACGCACAAAAGGGTCGGTAGTTCAAACATGAATATGATGGTTTTCAATACCGCTAAAGAGCAAGAGATATGCCAAGAAATAATGGCGTGGTCTGACCACACGTTAAGCGCACCAAATGATTTTTATAACGGCTTGCCCGCATGTCCATATGCACAAAAGGCGTGGGCGGATGAAAAAGTAGCTATATTATTCAAGTATGACAAAAACTTACAGGCGTTGTACAGCACCTTGTCGCAATGGGAAGATTCGTTAGATCTTGTTATTATAGTAGACTTAAATTTTTCCGAAGACCCCGATACTTTTCACAATACTTTGAATGATTTAAACAAAGCTATTTCAAAAGGTATTTTTATTGATCGGGACATGTGGGTGATGGGATTTCATCCGCACGACGAGGCTAATGATTTTATAGACGACAAGACTTTTACTCATTTAGTGGAAGACGAGTACGCAATGATTTTTGTGCAGCGATTATCTAAAGTGCAAGAATCAGCAGACAAACTTGCCGAAAAAGGCTACTATGATAATTATTTAGAAGAATATAACGCGGCGGAGCTCTTTGAAGAAAGAGCCGATTTTTACAGGAGATTAAAAAATGGCGATGAAGCCCCGTAAAATGATGAAAAAAGGTGGTGCGGTTAAGAAAATGCGCGGCGGCGGTATGGTTAAGAAAATGCGCGGCGGCGGTATGGTTAAGAAAATGCGCGGCGGCGGTATGGTTAAGAAAAAGTAAGAAATGACTGTTTCTGGTAACACAAATTTTGAGTTAGATGTATCCGATTACATTGAAGAGGCTTTTGAGCGGTGTGGCTTAGAAGTCCGTACTCAGTACGACTATAAAACGGCGCGGAGATCCATTAATCTGATGCTGGCCGAATGGGCTAACCGTGGTCTTAACCAATGGACGATAGCCCAAAGGACGCAAACGTTAATCGCTGGAACGGGGGAATATACTTTAACCTCTGACACAATTGATATACTTTCCGTGGTCCTTCGACGGGATGGGACAGATTTGTCTTTAACCCGTATGAGCAGAGACGAGTATCTCAATATCCCCGTCAAATCAACGCAAGGCCGCCCTTCGCAATTTTTTCTAGATCGGCAGATAGCGCCCGTACTAAGATTATGGCCTACACCGGAAAACGGCTCCGACATAGTTGTTTATGACGCTTTGACGCGGATGGATGACGCTGACACCTTGCTTAATACAATTGAAGTACCGTTTCGGTTATACCCCTGCTTGGCCGCGGGGCTGGCTTATTACATATCTATTAAACGAGCCCCTAACCGAGTACAGCTTTTAAAAGCCATTTACGAAGAAGAGTTTGAACGAGCCATGTCAGAAGACAGAGATCGTTCTTCCTTTAATGTAGTTCCGCAATATCAATACTTTAGGACAAGCTAATGTCTGGATTTTCCGTAGGAAAAAACTCTTATGCTATATCCGACCGCTCAGGTTTGCGGTATCGCTATAAAGACATGCGCCGTGAATGGAACGGGCTACTTGTTGGCCCGGACGAGTTTGAGCCAAAACAACCCCAGCTAGGACCTTTTAGAACAGTGGCTGATCCACAAGCACTTCGGGAGGCGCGCCCGGACAGAGTCGAGCCAGAGGTGGCTAGGTTATTGGGGCTAAATCCTTTTTTGTCGGGCGAAGTTGGAACAAACATTATAACGGTGACTGAAGTTGCTCATGGGCGTACAACAGGCAGTATAGTGAGGTTTAGAAATGTTTTTGGGTTTGATGGGTTTACTAAAGAGGTTATTGAATCCGCTGCGGGGTACGGTATTACGGTTTCCGATCAAGACAAATACACGTTTACGGCAACCTCCGGGACAGCAACCTCCGGAAATACACGAGGCGGTGGTCAAAATGCGTCCGCTGGACCGGTGACATTGGTGAGTTAAATGGGATATACATACGAACAATTAAAACAGGCTATTCAAGACTTTACCGAAAACACGGAAACGTCTTTTGTCACTAACATACCAAACTTTATCCAAAGTGCCGAGGATAGAGTTTTTGGATTAGTGGATTTAGAGGTTTTCCGCAAAAATGCAACCTCTACGTTGAGCGTCGGAGACCCTTATTTAGCTGTTCCATTAGATTATCTAGCCCCATTTTCTTTTCAGCTAACAAGTGCCGGGGTTAAAACATTTCTTGAAATGAAAGATGTTAATTTTCTTCAGCAATACAACAACGAAAGTAATGTTATTCCGGCTCCCCCGCCGAAATACTACGGCGTATTTGATGTAAACAACTTTATTTTGTCGCCAACCCCTCAGACGGCATACACGGTTGAGCTTCATTATTATTATAGACCACTAAGCTTAGTAGAGGAGCTTATAACAATTAACTTAACCGGAATTTCAGGGGTGTTTACCCCCGGGGAGTATGTTACCGGTTCGTCTAGTCAAACCACCGCGCAAATAAGTGAAGTGTCCGCAACAAATATTAAAGTATTTCCTAGAACCCTTTCTGGGACAGGTTTCTTAGGGCTTAACGTGGGCACGGGAGCAGCTTATGGGACAACGGAAACTATTTCGGGCCTGTCCAGCGCGGCATCCGCAACTTCCGCGCAAATTACCACCCCTACCACATGGTTAAGTTTAAACGCGCCGAACACTCTTTTGTACGGGTCCTTAATGGAAGCTTATACCTATATGAAGGGGGAGGGAGATATGATGCAGTTGTATGAGCAAAGGTTTATGCAGGAAGTTCAGAGATTAAAAGATTTGGCCGAAGCCAGAGAAAACAGTGACGCAAACCGGCGTGGGCTTCCTGACCGGCCTAGAACATAGGAGAAATTTAAATGGCGAATAACGCAACCACCTATCTAGAAAGAAACATCTTGTTGTTTTTGTTCAACAACAACTCAGGTTCTTTCGCCACTCCGGGGGACAGCCTTTATGTCGGGCTAGCCACCGCTGTAACTGACCCCGAAGCTGGGACAGTCACAGAAGCCAACTTTGTTAATTACGCAAGACAAAACGTCACCGCAGCTAATTGGACGGTGACTGGGGCAGGGGTTGACACGCAAACCGCGAAAAACTCTGCCAACATTGATTGGCCTGCTTCAGGGGGGACAACTAACATTATAACACACGCGTTTATTGCAGACGCGGTAACCGGTGGTAATATCCTCTTTATTGGTGCCCTTGACGCTTCCAAAACAATTGAAGATACGGATATTTTTAGAATTAACCTAAACAACTTGACGGTAGAGCTTCGGTAATGGCGCTTGTTTTAAAAGATCGTATTAAAGAAACCACTGCCACAACCGGTACAGGGGCGTACACCTTGGCGGGCGTGGTAGACGGGTTTGAAAGTTTTTCGGAAATAGGTGACACGAACACAACTTATTACTGTTGTACAGACGGCCTTGATTTTGAAATTGGTATTGGAACATATACCGCGTCGGGTACAACATTAGCGAGAACAACTATCCTTCAGTCAACCAACGCAGATGCCGCAGTAAACTGGTCTGCGGGAGACAAAGACATTTTTGTTACGCTTGCCGCGGAAAAACTGGTTTTTGGGGACGCTAGTGGGAATGTGGCCGTAGCAGGCACAGTTGATGGGCGCGATATTGCCACAGACGGCACTAAGCTGGACGGCATAGAAGTCGGTGCAGATGTAACTGACGTAACTAATGTCACCGCCGCGGGTGCAGCGATGTTGACGGGAGCCGTTTTTACCGGAGACGTAACTGTACCAAACCTTTTAACCTCTGGAAACATTGATGGCCGGGACATATCTGTGGATGGGGCCAAACTAGACGGTATTGAGGCCGGTGCGGACGTTACCGATGTTACTAATGTTGCGGCAACGGGCGCAATGACCCCGGGTTATAGCGGTACTTTTACCATTGCTGATAACGGAACTATTTTTTTTGGGAACGGAAACGACCTCTTTATCACGCATAATGGAACTAACTCTTTAATTAGAGATCAAGCCACAGGCGACCTTCAAATTTCCGGAGCGAACGTAGTACTTCAGTACAGAGCAACTAATGGAACGCTTACTTCTAGATTAGAATGCGGCCTGTATGGTTTAAAGGTGTATGACGGGTCTACACTGGTATGTGACTTTAATAATGGCGGTGTGACCTACGAACTTAATATGCAGCAAAATCAAATGAATATTAAAGAACGGCATCTCACCCCTACTACGACCGCCTCAATGCAATTCAACGGATATGCAGCTAGTTCATACTCTTTTACAAGAACAACAAATATCACAAGCATGTTTTTTGCCGCAGTTGCAAACGCTCAAGCAAGTTCCATAACAATGTATATCTCAGCCAATTCTTCGGGGACTGCGTACACTATTGCTTGGCCTAGTTCGGTAAGATGGCCGGGGGGCACCGCGCCTACATTAACCAACACCCCGAATGCGGTGGATATTTTTGTTTTCACAACATATAATGGCGGCACCAACTGGTACGGGTTTATTGCCGGTCAGGATATGTCTTAGAAATGTTGCGCGTTGCACACATGCTAGCGGCGTCTGTTGCGGCTCCTCCGCCTCAAATATTTACTTTTACGACCCCGGATGAGGGGCCTTTTGCACCTTCCCAAGCAAGTGTTTTGGCACAACCCGGTTACAGCGGCGGGGTTTTTAATCCGCCCAGTAGTGTTCTTTTAGGTATTCAATACTGGACTGTCCCTACTACGGGGACTTACAGGATTACTGCTAGCGGAGCAGCCGGTAGGACATACTCTAACTCTTCATTACGCTCGGGTAGAGGTGCCACAGTTCGGGGAGATTTTTCACTAACTCAAAACCAAGTTCTTGCCGTTTTGGTTGGTCAGAGGCCGCCCTATCAACCTGCCACTGGCAACTGGGCCGGTGGTGGCGGAGGAACTTTTGTGGCTCGGCTAAGTAATCCGGGCAGTCTTACCACGACAGGGGGTAACGCCCTACCTTTGTTAGTGGCTGGAGGAGGTTCCGCGAGTAGACACGCTACCACCAGTACCGGCATTATTGCTATACGAAACGGACAATTTTCCACAGCAGGGGGAAACGGTAACGGCTCTAGCGGTGCTACGGCGGGACAGTCCCCGGGAGTGGGCGGAGGTTGGACTAATTCCCGATCAGGGGGTGCCGCCGGTTGGGCTGGACCGGGTTCTTTACATGCTGATACTAGAAATTATTATGTTCCCAGTGGTTACCCCGGTCCCGCCACCAGTGCTTCAAGGCCCGGAGCCGGGGCCTTTATACAAGCGTTTTCGGGAACTAATGGTGCTATCGGGCAAGGTGGTTTGTTTAACATTGCCTACGACACGTCTGCTAAGCAATCGGGCGGTTTTGGCGGCGGTGCGCCAAGCGCATGGGGCGGAATGGGCGGCGGTGGCGGATATTCTGGCGGCGGCAACGGAAATAACAGCAGTACCGAATATGGCGGTGGAGGGGGAAGTTACATAGACGTGTCTGCAAGTAACGCCACAACCAGCACAGGAGCGTGGACTAGCGGTTCGACATATAGCGGTCATACCAACCATGCATCATTTTCCGGGCGCGAATTGCTTTATTATTTGAGTTGGATTAGCGCAGGCGAAGTAGTGCTAGAACTACTGCCTTAAATTAACGGGGTTAGAAATGGAAAACATATGTACGGGCTGTAATTCTTCTTGCCACAGAGGCATCATTTATGTAGACAATTTTTCAAACGGTTTTACACCGCAAGAATATTTTTCTGGCGAAGAAAAAGGTGATGCGGATTGTTTAAAATGCACTTGTCCTGAATGTAGAGAACAACAATGATTAGTGGATTTTCCATTGCGGAAGCTCCGATTTCAGCCGCAGGTGGTGACCCAATAGTTACGGCAGAAGTGGCTATGGTTTTTGATTTTACCCAAACCAGCGATGCGGCCCGAATTAGAACTAGACCCGTAGATATAATTTCCACATTTATCACCGTCAAAGTAGCCTCGGGGATTATGGCCGGAGCTTCGGACATGAGTTTTAACTTTGTTCAATCATCTTCTGGCGGTAGGTTACGAACAAATGTCGTTTCTTTGAGCAGTGAGTTTGTACAGACCACTTTTGCAAATCGGATACAAGCGGCCCCTGATATAAATATGGAATTTTCGTTTACTCAAACGGCTGCTGGGGGTTTGACTTGGCAAAAGATAGACCCAGTAAGGGTAAATAATTGGTCAAAAATATCTCCCACAGGTGGGACGTGGACAG